ACTTTCACGCAAGCAAAGAGCCGGTCGCTTATCTCAAACAAATGCAGAAATTTGTTGACGAAGCGCGAGAACATTTACCCCAAGACAGTGAAATTCAGAATATCATTGACGAAATCTCAGAATTGATCGATTCGACGCTGTACAAACTCAAATTCCTTGACTGAAAGGACTATCATGAAAGACAACGCAGAAATGACCCCAAAGGGCTACGGTTCCGGCACTAAGCCGCCTGCTGGCGCGTCCGCTTCGGATTCGTCGGGTGAGCGCCGTGGCAAGATTGTGAACGGCGTAGGGATGGGCATGGCTGACGGCACCGGCAGCAACAAAGAATTCAACGGTGGCCGTTCAAAGGGCGTTTGCTATACGCACGACCGTTCGTCTTACCAGAAGAAGTGATTGTCAATAAAACAACGGGCATCCTATGAGCGATGTCCGTTGCAAATCCTGCCGTTTCTTTACGCAGGCCCAGGTTATGGGCTTGTGCCGTCGTTTTCCCGAAACTCAAAACAAACACGAAATGGACTGGTGTGGCGAACACCAGTTGATCGCCCATGAGCCGGTCTATGAGCCTGTAGCTTATGAGCCTGTGGCGCAAACGAAAAAAAGAGGAAGGCCGAAAAATGGACATTAAACCGTTGCGTGACCGCGTCGTGGTGCGCCCTGTGGTGCGCCGCTTGTCGGACATTCTGTACGTCCCCAACAGCGAAAAGTTTAATGAAGGCACTGTCGTGGCTGTTGGCCCGAAGGTGCGGGACGCGCAGGTTGGCGACTTTGTGAAATATGGGAACGGCACTTATCTGGATTGGCCGGTTCACGAGGTTGACGGGCAGGATTATCAGATTATTCAGGAAGCCGACATCGCCATGATCGTCGAGGCTGAGAATGGCTAAACACGACAAGCCGATTCCTAAGACCACGACCGGCAAGGGCAAGAATTACAACCCGACTGAGAAAGGCGCGGGTATGACCGCAAAGGGTCGGGCAGAATACAACCGTAAGAATGATTCAAACTTAAAACCACCAGCACCAAATCCCAAGACAAAGGCTGACGCTGGACGCAAGGCGAGCTTTTGCGCGAGAATGGAAGGGGTGGTAAAGCACGCCAAAGGCCCGGCAGAACGGGCAAAGGCATCGTTAAAGAACTGGAATTGTTGAAAGGAATATCATGTCTAACACGCAAGCCATTGGCGTTGCATACGCTGACCCAGCCTTAAATAGTTTTGAAGTCGGCACAGCGACAGTGCCTATTGCAAATACTGCATCGGGCAATCTAAACCAGATTTATTCGCGCACCACGCACACGTCCGGTGATTTTCGTGGCCTGTATTCCCGTGTGGAATTTGCTGGCGCTGGCGCTGGTGAAACTCTGCGGGCTTTGTCCCGTGTAACGGCTGCGCAAGGCGCTGGGCAGACCACTAACGGCGCACACGTTAGCTTGTCGGTAAATACTGGCGGCACGATCAGCGGTGCTGGTAATGCTCTGAGAGCCACCATCGGCGGGACTTCGACCAACCCCGGCGGCACATTGGCTGCATTGCAACTGGATTCGGACTTTGCTTCCGGCGGCACATGGAGCAACGCATCGTTCTTGCGTGTGACTGACAGCGGCACTGGCGAGGTCGGTAATTTTGCCGCCATGCCCGCAGTAAGCGCAACCGGTGTATTCCGCGCCAAAGTTGGTTCGCCAGTTGTAACGCACACTATTCCCGTTACCAGCGGCGGCACGACTTATTACATTATGGTCAGCACGGTTGCGTAATGGAAATCAGCCGAGAGTTCATCGAAGCTGAAATTAGCGAGGTCCAGTCTGAGTTACAGAAAGCCAAAACTTTTCTAATTCAGGCTGAAACCTCATTAGCAATTTATCAAATGTTGCTGACGCGATTAAGCAAAGGCGACGATGAGTTGTGCGAAGGGGAATCGAATGGCGACTAAACCTGGGTTGTACGCAAACATCCATGCTAAACGCGAGAGGATTGAGCGCCAGAAGGAAGCAGGCAAGACCCCTGAACGTATGCGCAAGCCTGGGTCAGAAGGCGCACCCACGGCTAAAGCGTTCAAAGAAAGCGCCAAAACAGCGAAAAAGAAATGACACCTGACCAAATTGCTAAACGCCTGGCTGAACTGCAAGAACTGGCGAAGCAACATGAATCGATCCTGTTGCAGATCAGCGGCGCAATCCAAGAGTACAACCGTGTACTGGCTGAAATAAGCAAAGGAGCGAACGATGCCGCTGACCAAGTCGAGCAGTAAACAGGCTTTCCAAAAGAACATCAAAGCGGAAGTCAAGGCTGGTGTGCCTGTGAAGCAGGCAGTCGCCATCGCCTACAACGTCAAGCGCGAAGCCGCTAAAAAAGACAAGCCGAAGAAATAATTCTAAAATGAAATCAATGATTTAGAATTGGAATCGAATGGCTGAGAGAGGCGCACAATCAGGCAATCAGAACGCGGCTAAGTCGAGGATGTTCTACGACAAGCTGCGTCTTGTGTTGACGCAAAACCCAGAGAGATTGCGCAAGATTGCTGAGGAACTGATTACCAAAGCCGAGGAAGGCGAAGCGTGGGCGATCAAAGAGCTGATCGACCGCGTGGACGGGAAGGCGCATCAGGCTGTGGCGCTTGAGAACGCTGACGGCAGTTCGATACTGACAGGCATCCAGGTGACATTCATCAAGCCAAATGAGTGACCTGCAAGGCATAGTCGCTAAGGCTGAGTTTCCCAGCAAGGCGCAAATCTTATTTAACCCACCAAAGACACGCTATCGCGTCCTGTACGGTGGGCGGGGCGGGGCAAAGAGCTGGGCGGTCGCTAGGGCATTGCTCATCAAAGCCGCCAAGACACCCCTGCGTATCCTCTGCGCACGGGAATTCCAGACATCTATCCGCGACAGCGTTCATAAACTCCTGTGCGACCAAATCGTTGCGCTGGAGATGACTAGCTTTTACGACATTACCCAGAACGCGCTGCGGGGCAAGAATGGCAGCGAGTTTGCGTTCGTTGGGCTGAAGAACAATATCGCCAACGTCAAATCCTACGAGGGCATCGATATTTGCTGGGTCGAGGAAGCGCAGACCGTCAGCCGGAATAGCTGGAATATCCTGATCCCGACCATCCGTAAGGAAAGCAGCGAGATATGGATCACGTTTAACCCTGAGCTGGAAACGGACGAAACTTACCAGCGGTTCGTGGCCAAGCCGCCTGCTGACGCGGTGGTTCAGAAAATTAACTGGTCTGACAACCCGTGGTTTCCTGAAACCCTGCGGTCTGAAAAGGACTCGCTAAAGGCGCGGGACGAGGAAGCGTACAACCAGGTTTGGGAAGGGCTGTGTCGGCAGACGGTTGACGGGGCGATCTTTGGCGCTGAGATGGCTAAAGCGGAGACTGAGAATCGGATTATGAAGGTGCCGTATGACGCAACCAAGCCGGTCCACGCTATCTGCGATCTCGGCTGGGCCGACGCTACGGCGTGGTGGTTCGTGCAATTCATCGGGATGGAAACTCGGCTGATCCGATACTTTGAGGACACCCAGCGCACGATGACTAGCTATCTGGCTGACCTGCAATCTTTTGGCTACGTGTACGACACGATCTGGTTGCCGCACGACGCGCAGAACAAAACGCTGGCCGCCGCAGGTCGGAGTATCGAGGACATTGTGCGGAGCGCAGGCTTTAAGACGCGGGTGCTGGAGCGCGTGCCGGTGGTTGACTCGATCAACGCCGCGAGAACTATCTTCCCGAATTGCTACTTTGATAGAGAAAATACCGCAGATGGTCTAAACTGCTTGCGCCATTACCGCTATGAGGTTGACCCTGATACCGGCCAGTTCAGCAGGAACCCGTTGCACGACAGATATTCGCACGGGGCTGACGCATTTAGGTATATCGCGCTGATGGTGCGGGAACCCGCAAAAGTTAAGAAAAAGCCTGCGGTCGCTTACGCTGGCGGCTGGATGAGCTGAAAGGACAATCATGGCGTTTCAAGATATGGATATGGATGGGCGCATTGGCGAGGCCATCAAATTCCTACGGTTGGTCGGCACTGCTGACAGCCAAAA